TTTGGTCAAAACGGCTCAAAAAATCTTTACAGTTTCCAGGTGTATTCTACCAGCGTAACCCCAACCTATAATGCAGGTGTAAAAAATGCTTTTGGTGCAGCTGCAGCAGTAGGTGACGTTCCATCATCTTTATTCTATTCAGCTAACGAAGTAATGAGGGCTGATGGCGAATATGATATGTATTCACGCTTAAAGGATCCTGAGGCACGTGGAGATATTATTGGTTTCCAAAAACGCTTTGTAGCCTTATCAATCCGCAACGTAGCCAATGGCGCTATAATCGGATAATTAAACAATATACCCACAAACATACTGAGCCAGCGGAGGCGCATTACAGCCCCTCCCGGCCAGTTGGGTAAACCCTTAAACTTAAAACCGTGAAAGTAAACTTAAAAAAAGCTGAAGCAGCGGAGAGCTGCTTTGAGTACAATCCCAAAGTGGATAAAGTTCACGTGACAGGTGATCTGCAATGTTTCCCTAAACAAAATGATGCCGTTGCCCACGCCCGCACTTTGACTGATAAAACCATTGACGTATTTGAAAGAAATGGCGAAGATGTTGAATTTGATTCAGAGGCATCCGATAGTGTTACCGATGAGGCTAATACTATACCGGATCACTTGCTGGCCAGCGTAAAGCGCCAAACTGCTGATACTGATTCAGAATTTGAAAAAGTGCAACAGGATACGCCCGATGAGCCAGTTGTGGCAAACACGCCCGCCTTATCAACCGATGTTTCAACTGATGAAACTCCTGCACCAGCTGCAACTGAGGAAACTCCTGCACCTGCTGCAACTGAGGAAACTCCTGCACCTGCTGCAACCGAGGAAACTCCTGCACCTGCTGCAACTGAGGAAACTCCTGCACCTGCTGCAACCGAGGAAACTCCTGCACCTGCTGCAACCGAGGAAACTCCTGCACCTGCTGCAACCGAGGAAACTCCTGCACCTGCTGCAACCGAGGAAACTCCTGCACCAGCTGCAACTGAGGAAACTCCTGCACCTGCTACAACCGAGGAAACTCCTGCACCTGCAGAGGAGAACATTACAGAAAAATTAACCGAATTAGTTAACGAGGTTGAAAACCTTTTGCACTTGAATAAAGGCGAAAACAACGCTTAAATAATATGGAAATCATCGTAACCACGCCACAAAAAAATCCAGTAAGCACAATAGGCAAACTTACTGTAGCTGGATCACCATTTAACTGCCTAACGCTTGAGGGTAAGGATAGAGGTTTAACCAAATCCATGACACTGCAGATGATCTCTGATATAAAAGTGCAAAACCATACCGCAATACCTGCAGGCCGTTATGAGGTGATTATCAACTATAGCAATCGCTTTAAAAGAGATATGCCATTGCTGCTGGATGTGCCTGGTTACGCTGGTGTCCGTATCCATCCCGGCAATACCGATGCTGATACAGATGGCTGCATCCTTTTGGGAAAGATTCAGTTAAACGCTGATTTTATCGAGGAATCGAGAGAAGCCTTTGCTGAGTTTTTCCCTTTACTGCAGCAAGCTATTGCCCAAAAAGAACGTGCATTTATAACAATCGTTAGGTAATGGATCAAAGAACAATAACACCCGGTCAGGTCAAAGCGCTTGCTGCCAGTTATGGCGTTGAGTATGCTGCTCTTATGGCCGTAATTACGGTTGAAAGCTCAGGCGTGGGCTTTAACCCGCCTACTGGCAAAATCATAATCAGGTTTGAGCCTACATGGTTTAAGCGCTTAAAAACGGACTGGCAGGATGATACCGTGCACACTACCTGGGAAAATACAGGCGTGGGCAACCAGGCTGCACAATGGGCTGCTTTTGATAATGCTTTTGCTGAGAGCGCTGATGATGCCATGAAATCAACCAGCGTGGGCATGATGCAGGTAATGGGTTTCCATTACGATGAGCTGCACTTTGAGAACGTTGGGCAAATGTGGGATTTCGCGAAAGTTAGTGAGGCTAACCAGGTAGAGCTTGGATTGCGCTTTATTAAATCTGAGCCTGTACTGATGCTGGCCCTGCAGGCAAAATCATGGGAGCTGTTCGCACTTCATTATAACGGGGAAAACTATAAGGAAAACGAATACGACACAAAATTATTAACTGCTTACAAAAAATTTATTTGATATGAGCTTACTAAAAAACTACTGGGCGGAAACAGCAACCTCCGTTAAAAAAATAGGGCTGGCATTGCGTACCCTGGTTGCAACCGTTAGCGGAAGCGCCTTTGTGCAAAATGATATAAAATTCGCTTTTTATGCGCTGTTGGCGGGTGGTGTGCTGGATTTTGTCCTGCAAAACTTACCACCTGCCAAATCAGATCCAACCGATGCCGGCACGCCAAATAAAGGCGTTTCCGCTCCTGTTGTTGGCGCTGCTTTAATTGCATTACTTTTAATGTTTTGCAGCTCCTGCAGCGTGATAAAACCTCAGGTAAACCGCACTAAATCTGATTCAACATATACCACCTATAAACAGGTTGATATAAAGTTGACAGGTGCAAAGGTTGGTACAGGGTTAAATATTGATAGCCTGTACCATGTAGCGCTATCCAATAAGGATCAATACAAAGATGATTCTATTGCCAGGCTAAATGTGCAACTACAATATGCAAAGGATTCACTGGCTGCAGCAAAAGCAAATAAGCCTATACCGCCAAAGCCAGTGTACTTGCCATCACCACCACAAAAGGAATATGTGACAGATCCGCAAACAAAAGCACAGCTCAGTTACTGGATTGATGCCTATGGCAAATTTCAGATCCAGTGTGAGAGTAAGGATCAAACAATAACAACCCTACAGGCGCAAGTTAACAAGCTAACCACCGATAAAACCACCACCATAGACGTTGCATACAAAACCCCTGCCTGGAACAAGTTTGTAATGATCGTGGAGGCCGTCCTGTTGGCTGCAGCAATTTTAATTATCGTTTTTAAATCAATATTATAACTATGGCACCACGTCCGAATGTTACAATCGTTAAAACCAACGGCAATTTAGGCCGTAGAGCGCCAAATACCGACAATGTTAGGGGGATGGTATTATCAGCTCCCGCCATTGTAGGAAAAATGCAAAATGGCGTTGTGTACCCTATGAACAGCGCTGATGATGCGGTGTCCATAGGTATTACAGCTGCTTATGATACTGCCAACTCCGTGTTAGTGTATCATCATATCAACCGTTTTTTTATACGCAACCCAAATGCTACGCTTTATCTGATTACTGCACCTCAAACCGCATCCCTTACTGATATGGTTGACCCTGCAGGTAATTATGCGCCCGTGCTGCTCAGATCTCAGAACGGAGCTATAAAATATACAGGTGTTGCCCGCAACCCTGCTGCAGGTTATGAGCCTGTACTAAATGGAGGTTTGGACGGTGACGTATTTACAGCTGTTGCAGCAGCTCAGGCCTTATACACCAGCGAATTTGCAAAATTTCGTTATTCAGGCTTTTTAATTGAGGGCCGTAGCTTTAACGGCACTGCAGCTGCATCAACCAATTTGCGTGCGCTGGCCTGTACTAATGTTAGCGTTACCATTGCTGCAGATATGGGTGTGAGTAATTCAAATCCTGCTTATGGTGGCTATGCTGCTATGGGTGATGTTTTAGGCATTAATAGCCTTTGCGCTGTAAGTCAGGATTTAGGTGAGTTAGATCCTGCATTCAATTTACAAAATACCGGCTTAGGTTTATTTGTAACCGCTGGCCTTAGCTCAGGTTTGCCTATGAGTTCTTACTCCGATGCTGACCTGGATACGCTAAACACTAACGGTTACTTATTCCCGGATGTTACTGCAGGCGTAACAGGTTACTATATCAGCGATTCGCACGTTTGCGCTCCAATTGCTGATAATGATTACGCATACATTGAGAACAATAGCACGATTGAAAAAGCTATTTTCTTATCACGTACCGCAATTTTACCGCTGTTAAAATCGAGGATTAAAGTAGATCCGTCAACAGGATACCTGTTGCCACAAGCGTGCAAAGCGATTGAAACAACTGGTAACAGATCACTGGCTGGTATGCAAACTGATGGTGATTTATCAGGCGGGATTGACACGTATGTAAACCCGAATCAGAACCTTTTGGCAGGTGCACCGCTACAGGTGGCAATAACATTTGTGCCTGTTAGTATTGGCCGTGCCATAACCATATCAATTGGATTTTCAAACCCTTTAAATACAAGCAACTAAGATGGATGATGTAGCAATAAATGGGCTGTTGTATAGCTGGGCGGATATTCGCATTTCCCTGCTGGGTAGGGATATAGCTGGAATATTAGCCATTGACTATTCCGATGGCCAAACGACAAAGCCAGTGTATGGCCGTGGTAAAAAAAGAATTGGCCGGGTATCCGGTATGTATGAGGCCAGCGCCTCAATTACACTGGAGATGAGCGAAGTGGAAGCGATTAACTTATCGCTGCCTGCAGGCAAAAGCATATATGATATAGCGCCTTTTGATGTAACAGTGGTATATGTAAACGCTGAGCAGCTCTTAATTACCCACGTGCTAAAACAATGTGTATTCACTAAACAAGACAGAAGCTCAAAAGCAGGCGAAGTAAAAGAGATTGAGGTAAAACTCCCTCTTGACGTTGCTGAGATTGATTGGGCAGCTTAATCCCGGCTAATAAGGGATTCGTTCTTTGAATCAATACAAATCATGTAACCAGCCCCGGTAATACCGGGGCTTTTAAAAATCATTTAAACGGCATTTAAACACTTACTAAAAATTAATAAAATGGCAGATCAGACTAAAGAACAAGTAAAAAAATCACTTGAAAACTCATTAGGAAATAACGAACAGGAAACAGAAAAACCAATACTGGCCAATGGCGTAACTCAGGAGCAACTGGATGCCTGGAAAGAAAAATACAAAGAGGTTCACATCATTACCGTGCACCTTAATGAGCATGAATCGCTTACCGGGTATTTTAAAAAACCAGGTCGAGACGTAATGGCAAACGTTGTGAATCTTAACCAGGACAAAAAAGTATATGAAGCCCGTGAGTTTCTGCTTTTAAACACATTTATAGGCGGTGATAAAACAATCACAACAAACTTTGATGCCAGTATTACTGCTCAAACAAAATTGTGGACTGCCTTAAATTTTTTGACGGCGGAAGCAACAAAGTACTAAGCTCACAAGTACTCAGCATCTCTCCGCCTATAGCAACAGCCACAGGTAAGGATTTGCTCCGCAAAGCAAATGCACTGCTCAGGTTTCATTTTAAAGTAGATCCTGAGCAGTTATCAGATGAGCAGTTTTCAGAGCTATGGCAGCAGCTAAAATGGGCGCTCCACTTTGAAAGCAAAAGATTTAATCTAAAAGACGGTAAAAACACACTTCAAATCTAATGGCAAAGAAAACCAGCTTTAATATTCAGGCCCTAACTCAACAGGTATTCGGTATTACAGGTGTTAGGTTTGCCATTCCTACGCTAAAGACAGTTGGCAATACAGCAGCAAAAACAGCGGAGTTTGCTGCTGGCCAACTTCTTAATGAGGCGCTTTATGCAGGTCAAATTTCTGCAAATCAAAAGCAGCTTTATAGTGATGTGCCAACAATACCACTACCAACCGCTGCCAGTGTGCAAAGCGTTTTAGGTACACCAATATATGAGCAAATATCGCTCACAGTACCAGCAACGGTTACCAACGGCGCTGTTACCTCTAAAGCTTTTAATTATACTTTACCTGACTGGCCACTATTTGATATAACCCCTCAGTGGCTTATCAAAAAAGAGAATACGCAGGGCGGTATAGGAACGGTTAAAGAGTTTCAACAACAGGATGATTTTCAGATCGTGATACGTGGTTTCTTGATAAACTACGCTTCGCAGGATTACCCTCATCAGATGCTATCTGACCTATGGGCGGTTATTAACTCAGGTAAAACATTAGGCATTACGTCACTTGTGCCGAATTTATTAGGCATTCACAATATAGTTGTAACTGATGCGAAGTTTCCTGCAGTTGAGGGATATATGAATATCCAGCCATTTGAATTGAACTGTTTAAGCGATTACACCCCAATCTTACAGATCAAATCTGTAAAAACACAAAGGCCAATTATACAAGGATTATGAGAACTATACAGGTACAGGATAGACAAAATATCATTGATATTGCTGTACAATATTACGGTACTGCAGCTGCAGTAATTGATTTATGCCAGGATAACAACCTGGAGCTGGATGCAGACCTGGTGCCCAGTTCATTTTTGTTTGTACAAGACACATACCCTGAGAGCGCTGACACTGATGTGGCTGATTATATACAAGGCAACAACATAGTTGTTGTGAGCTTTAATGATGCACAACCAATTGAAGTATTAGGCGATAACGCAGGTAATATCATCATAGACAATAACAATAATTATATAGGAGCATGAGCGAATTGAATATAGTAACCATTGATGAGCTGCCAGTTATAGCTGCACCCATAGGTGATGCGGATCTGATCCCAATATCACAGGGAGCGGTTGCGCCTGCTACTTTCAAACTTTCAATGGCTGGTTTAAAGGCTTGGATAATTGCGTTTGTAATTCCTCTGATCGGGAATGTTGCCAAAGGGCCAGCTGGCCCTGCAGGTACACCGGGTACACAAGGTATTCAAGGTATTCAGGGAATACAAGGCGTGCAGGGTAACCCAGGCACACAAGGTTTACCCGGCACCGCTGGCCCTGTTGGCCCTATAGGGATACAAGGCCCGGCTGGCACTAAAGGGGATACTGGAGCAACAGGAGCTGCAGGTATTCAGGGCATACAGGGTATTCAAGGAATACAGGGCGAAACGGGTGCACCTGGAACTAACGGACAGGGTGTAATTGCTGGAGGTGCTGCAGGGCAAAGATTAGCTAAGGTTGATGCCACTGATTATAATACAGAATGGGTTGATGATTCGTTTGTCAATATCACTGGCCAGCCAACTGATAACGTGGCTTTAGCTGCTGCACTAAATGGAAAGGTTAATACTTCGCCTGGTTACGGTTTAAGTGAAAGCAATTATACAGCTGCAGAAAAAACGAAGCTTGCAACGCTATCTGAACATTATAAGGGCACTTATACCAGCGCTGCAGCTGTTACAACAGCCAACCCTGCAGCTAATCCTGGTGATTATGCTTTTGTGGATCCAGGCACAGGGGTAAATGCTCAAATGTACATTTGGGATGAGGTAAATTTAGCATGGGTGTTAAGCTCAGGCAGTACGGGAATTATACCGGATGCAACGGAATCCAGTTTAGGAATTATAGCGCTTGCAACTATCTCGCAGGCGCTGGCCGGTACTGATGATGCTAACGCAATGACAGCACTAAAAACACTATCTGCAATAGTGGATCAAAGGAAGAACGTCAATTATCAGATAGCACCTGTTTCCCTAAACGAGGTTTCCTTTTTGATGCAAAACGCTGGTAGTATAAATGCCATCGTAATATCAGGCGCTACTGATGCGAAGCTTAAAACTGGAGTAAACGGAGTTTATCCAACTGGTGCGCAAACATTCCCTTATCCCTATGTAGCCGGTGACCGGGTGTTTGTAACATACAATTACACCGACCTTAACAACGCAAGCTGCAATATTATTTTAACCTGTAGAGATAACTAAAATGGCAACATATAATTGGGCTTATAAGCCTGGAGTAACCAATAAATACAATATAACGATTGATGCCAGCGCAGATAATGCAAGGCCGGATAATGCTGTGTATGTGGCATTATTTGGCAATGATAATACTGGAAATGGAAGCCGTGAAATGCCGTTTAGAACAATCACTAAGGCACTTAGCATTGGTGGTATTTATCAAATAATACTTGGGTCGGGTGTTTACCGTGAAGCTGCCATTTTAAGCGCTGGCATTTGTGATTATGTTAAATTTTATGGTGATGGTGACGTAAAGATTGATATAAGTTATATTGGAAATACAGTTGCAGCTAACTATCAGCATGGCGGGTTGTACAATATGGAAATTATTGGAAACGGCTTTTCAACGTTTGCAGCAAATGCAGCAATTGGGAATAATACTTGTCAAGACGTGGTTTTTAACGCCTCTTTTATAAGTCCTTCGAGTGTTGATGATACTGTTTTAATCAATTGTGTGGTAAAAAATTATAGTGGAAGCCTATATTTAAGTTTTTACGGTGCAAATGGTGGCTCAGCTAAGAATTGCACTTTTGTAAACATTAATAATTTTGTATTAGCACAAACGGATGTTTCAAATGGTAAGGTAGATAGTTGTGTTTTTCAAAATTGCAATATATCGTCATCTGATCAATCTACAGCAGGCGGTGAGGGTAAAATAGGCTTTACAAAGTTTATATATTCATTGTTCTTTCAGTGTAATTTCATGCTAAGGGGCGGTGTGGGTAACGGTGGTGTAGTTTATCCGGGCGTTCCTGCTGGTTATACTGCCTATACAAATATTGCCACCTTGCAAGCAGACTTTAGGACGGCATATGGTACAAATAGCTTTACCGGCTGCAATATTGCCGACCCCTTGTTTAATAATTATAACATAGGTGACTATAGTTTGCAATTCAATAGCCCGGCTAAAAATTTAACTTATTTCGGAACATACGTTGGTGCTAAATCTATAGCTTATGCGGTTAAAGCAAGTGCAACAGAAGCCAATGGCGCTTTTGACTTTTCAACCAATATTAATTTAACCATTGCCGATGATAGCATTACTCTAACGGATCAAACACAAAATGGTGAGGTTAAAACCAACCTGATAGTTAATACAGCTGGTAGACAAATACAACGTTTTCCTATTTATGGTTTTAATGCTGATCGTAACGGCCAGTACATAGACAGCATACCCGATTTAGGAACTGTTTATTACACCGCAGGACAGGCCGTAAATTCCAATACTCCATATTTGGTTGAGGGCGCTGCAATTACTTGTAATGGGAATGTTTATCAGGTTGGTGACCGTTTAACTATACCAACAGGTGTAACAGCATTTACTGGTGATGGTACATTACGGGAAATACTTGAAGCTCCTGAACGCCATACTATAAAAATGCGCTGCAGTGATGGATTAGCAGCGGTTGCAAACGGTGCTGCTGCAGTGGCTGGTTACTGGTATTACGTTGTTTCAGGAAACGCCACTTATAACGGAAATGTAATAAATGCTGGCAGTAGCTTTAAGGCCGTAGATACCAACGCCATTGGTGTTAATGGATCTGTAGAATTAGCGTTTGATAATACAGATACTTTCCAACATTACGAGCCGGGCATCCAACCAACAACTAATAATGTTGGTGATGTTCGTAAAGGAGAAGTTCTGAGAGGAAACGGAGATCCGGCCTATGTACGTGGTGGTTATGGTATTCAGGAATTTCCGGTAAACCCTAAATATATTCAGCTGTATTACATCATTCGTGTAAGCGAATTAACTCCTTAAAAATGGCTGATACAACACAACTCAGTGGAGCATCAATTGAACTGTTTGAAAATTCATTAGATGCTCCGGTATATCCCGATAAAACTATTTTTTATGGTTTCGCTATCGAGTTTTTGCAAAATGCAAATGATATAGTATTTAATGATGTAACCGTGTTGAATGGCTTTGCAATGGAGCTGCTGGATTATCCTTTTTATTCATTTGCCATAACAGAAACAAGATAAGATGTTTACAATGAGCTCAAATATCACCATAACGGATCCTACAGGTACAAACTACCTGGAGTTTCCTTTTGTGATTGAAGTTAAAATAAAGAAAAGCCGAAAAACATTAACTAACACGGCTAAAATAACTATGCCTCGAAATATCAGGATCTTAAATGGTGATATAAATTCAATAATACAGCGTGGATCAAAAGTGGTAATTCAATTGGGTTATGATGGTAATTTAACTACACGGTTTACCGGCTATGTATCCAGTGTAAACGCTCAGATCCCTTTAACAATAGATTGCCAGGATGATATGTGGATGCTAAAGCAAAACAGCTTTACAAAAACATGGGGCAAAGGCACAAAGGTGGCTGATATTATCAGTTATATATATACAGGTAAAACTCAGGTTGTTGACTTAACTATAGGCGGATTAAATGCTGTTAAACAAAGTACAGCTCAAATTTTAGGAGACTTGAAAAAGTTTGGCCTGCAATGTTATTTCGTCAATGATGTTTTAGTGGTTGATTTCGCGGGTGTCATACATGGTACTGGAAACGAGATTTTTTACAACTTCTATCAAAACATCATAGAGAATAAGCTGGAGTATAAATTAAAAGATGATACCAGGATCAAAGTTGTAGGAACATCTAAGTTACCAAATGGCAAAAAGTACCAAATAGTTGCAGGGGATAACGATGGCGAAATCCACACGCTGCACTATTTTAATATGACACAGGATCAAATGCAACTAATAGTTAACGCAGAGATCAACACACTTAAATATGAGGGCTATAAAGGCAATTTTACAACTTTTGGATTGCCTGAAATTAATGAGGGTGACATTGCTGTAATTACAGATCCGCTTTACCCTGAGCATAACGGTTCCTATTTAACGGAGGCTGTTGAGATAACCTTTGGCGCTGAATCAGGATATAGGCATGAAATTACTTTAGAAAGGAAATTAGCATGACAACAATAAAAGAAGCCGTTAAGGGAATGGTAAAAGAGCCGGGTTATTCAGCAGATTTGGATAGGGGTACTGTTTTATCAGTTAACAAAACAGATTGCACGTGTGTGGTGCAGCTGGTATCAAATGATGCTGAGTTACCTGATGTTAAGCTAAAAACCATTATTAACGATGGAGATATTTCACAGCTTGGTTTTGTGCTTTATCCTGCAGTTGGCTCTTTCGTGACAGTTGGTCGTATTGATGATGATAACACTGATTTGATCCTGGTTGATATTACGATAATTGAAAGTATTGGTTTGGATACATCAACAGCGCTAAAACTGCTAATTGATGCAAGTGGTAATTTCAATTTAAACGCCAATTTAATGACGTTTAACAATGGTAAAAATGGCGGGATACCACTGCTTAACCCGCTGACTGCAATATTGCTAAAACAGCAGCAAACCATAAATAATTTAATAACGGCTTTTCAGTCACACACACACCCGGTTGCTGGTGCCAGTACCGGCCCGACAATTACACCAGCTCCTGCAACAATAACACCATTAGTAAAAACATCGGATATAGAAAATAAATCAATTGTGCAATGAACGGAGATATAATACTTGATGAAAATATGGATTTGGCCATTGTTAATGGCGATTTCGTAATTGATGATGCTGATGAGCAAATACAGCAGCTTGTGCTGATAGCTACGCAAGGTAGTTTTAGGCAAAGCCCTTTAACCGGGGTTGGTATTGTGAAATATCTCAAATCACAATTTACACCTGCTTTAGTAGATCAGCTCAAACAAAAAATACAACTGCAGCTGCAATATGATGGCTTTAGCTCAGTAACAACAGTAATTAACTCTTTTGAGGATATTGAAATAACAGTAACAGACTAACATGGCACAAACAACAGATGAAGTACTGGCCGAAATGGCCACTGAGCAGGCAGCTCAACCAGCGCTTGCAGGATTAAACAGCACAAGCAATACAGCTATTTATACCTTATGGAAATTTATCACAGCCTCTATTATTGGTTTTTATGAAACGCTTATGGATGCTTTTAAAGTTGATATACAAACAATCATCAACAGCAATCAATATGGCACTGATTATTGGTGGTATAACAAATTGATAAGCTACCAGTATGGTGATACGTTGGGTTTTATAAATAATATTTTCCAATATGCTGTAGTAGACACTACAAAGCAAATAGTTGGCTTTTGCTCAGTTACCAGTTTAAATGGAATTGTGCAATTAAAGGTTGCGGTAAATAATGCAGGGATACCTGCTCAGTTATCTGCAGATCAGTATAATGGTGTTTTAGCTTATTGCCAGCAAGTGCAACCAACAGGTATAAGGTTTGCGCTGCTATCAACAGCACCCGATTTGCTTAAATTTTACGGCAATATTTACTATGATCCCTCAGCTGATATAACAGTTATTCAGCCAGCGGTTGAGGCTGCAATTAAAGCGTTTATCAACTCTAAGAACAATTATAATTTTGATGGCACCTTATATTTAAACAAACTGGTCGATGCTATACAAGCGGTTCCTGGCTTAACAGGTAATCAGGTTGATATTACCAGTATTGCCTCTCAAAATAGCGGTGGCGAATACGCAGAATTTACCAGTAGCTGCCAGCCTGAATCAGGTTATTTTATTATAGATCCTGCATTTCCTTTGAGCAATACATTAACTTATTTACCATACGTATCAAAATGAAAACTTACAGCTTCGATATAAATAAAATGATCGTTAGGCTGATGCCGGGGTTTTTAATAAAACCTATTCATTTAGCCTGGTTAACAGTTATAAATGTTACACTGAAAAACAGATATGCAGATTTTTTGGCATACAGGAAGCAGCAGCTGGCCAATGCTACCATAAACTCATCAGTAAACAGATTGACAAAAGCGCTTTGGGACAAATTTGATCCAACAGAATCAATTTACTTATTGCAATCTGAGGATTACCTGGATGAAGCATTTATCTATTTAGAAAGTGATGGAGCAACTCCAGCTTATGATTATCTCATTAGTGATAACGTTGAGCCTTATGATTACGACTTTTTAAATACTGAATACAATTCAAATTACAATTTTATTGTAAGGATACCAGTGGCACTGGTAGCTCAAAGTAAAGCCATTTATGATTTTGTTAGCACTTATGTTTTTTCAGGAATAACTTTTACAGTACAAACTTTTTAATATGAAATTAATAAACACACTCCCAGGGGGTTATCGCAGAGTAATGGATACTTTGTTAGGCCTGCAAACCGAAATGATTACTGCAGTTAATGCTCCTTTTGCTGCTTTAGGCTATGATTTAGTTTTATCAGGATGTGCTGTTACCAATAACAACAATGGTACAGTTACAATTGCACCCGGTATAATGTATGTTGGCGGTCAAACTGTAAGGTTTGATGGAGCGCAAAATATCTCTGCTGATGGATCGCAAGCAATTATATTAGCTGCTGCAGTAACGAGCACACCGTGGCCGTTCGCTGATGGATCGGTGAAAAATCTTTACAGTGAAATAAAAGCAATTGTGGGTGTTCAGGATCCAAATAATAATACGCAGTTAAAAATTACAACAACGCTGTATAACCTACAGCAATATATACAGGATCAGATTTACCAATCTGAAACTATTGGCACTGTAAAAACTATCAAAGATTCTACAGGTGCATTTATTGAGAATTTCGATGAAAACGGCAATGGTGTCACAACTCGCTGGATAAATTGGGCTATTGACAAAGATTCTGCTGGTAGAGCCATCATTGGAGCAGGTATTTATTTAGATCCTGTTTCAGGGTTGCAAACTGTTTATGCAGCAGGTCAAACGTTAGGGGAAATTGACCATGTATTAACACCAGCAGAAGCGCCAACACCTGCAGGTATCCCACCGGGTTTAGATGGCCCTCATAAAAAGCCTGAGGATGGAGGAGGTAATAATGAGTATTATGTTAACGGCCCTTTAAAGAATGCAGCTAACGCAGCCAATGGCCACAATAACATGCAGCCATCAATTGTTTACTACAGGGTTGTAAAAGTTGCTTAG